ATGTGTGCCAATTTTAAACCGTTGACATTGGAGCAATTGAAACAACAGCAGTTGCCCATGATTGATTTTGAATATGTGGATGAGGTTTATCCAGGCTATAGCTTGCCATTAATGTTTAAAAAAGATGGCGAATATCAATGGAGAGAGGTCATGTTTGGTCTGGTACCTAAATGGGCAACAGACCTCACGATCGCCAAGAAAACTTATAATGCCAGAAGTGAAACGCTACTACAGAAAGCAAGTTTTTTTGAGCCAACCACCAAATGTCAATTTGGCGTGATTCCGGTCACTGAGTTTTATGAAGCCAAATATATTCAAGGCAAACCACAGCGCTGGTGTGTAAGGCGTAAGGATAAAAAAGCGTTTTTTATTGCGGCACTTTATGAGATTTGCAAGATTGATGACCAGGTGATTCGTTCAGCGACCATGATTACCATGGATGCAAGTCATCATTGTTGAGTTAAGTTGTTGTAATGTAATATTAAAAATATTTTATTGTTATTTATTACTCACAATATTACTCACATTTATTTTTATTGAAAGAAAAAGGTCGCTATTTGCGACCTGTATTTTATGAACTTATCTTGTCGTCATCTGGTTTAACGATACATTCTAAAACATAACTATTCAACCAGTAGTTTTTTCGCCCATCTTTTTTGGGTGATTGAATACGACCATCATTGATTCTGGCATAAAGTTCCTTTTTTGAAATATTCATTCTCAAAGCAAACTCGGCAGTTGAAATACGACGCTCAGTATTTGTTAAATCAATTGCAATTCCCACATCAACCTCCTTCAGCTTCAATCGAAGTGCCTTCATAAGTTCCATCGCCACCACAGTTTAGGCAGTGCGTGTAAACACCCAAACCATCTTCTTCATCTGGACTAAAGTTTTCAGGAATCTCACCAGTGAAAACAGTTCCATCAATTGGTTTTGTGTGCACGTGCGGTGCAAGGCCGTAGTAAGGAAAAACACATCCACCGTTACCATCGTCACAAATTTCACAGTTCTTAACTTGTAGTTCAGTCATTGCTAGGCTCCAAAAAAGTTTCTTCATCCCACCAGTTTTGATTTTCAATCATATATTTAGCGTGTTCTTCAGGTGAGCCGTTCCACTCTTCTAAAGTGATTGAATCAGCAATGCATTGGCCCACTTTTGGAAATACTTGAAGTGCTTCATTCTTCAGTCGTTCAACCAATTTTTCACCAACTTCTTTACTTGGTACCGGATAAAGCATTTCTGCTGAATCAGGTTCCTCGGGGATATTTACCGCCCATAACTTTTCCATCAATTCATCCTTTGAGAATAATTTTGCGCATAAAGATGATTTACTTGAGTTTATGCGCAAATAGTTGCTCATTTATCGAAATTTTCTTCTTTAGCCTCTGCATCACAAATCAATGATTCGATTTCTGATGCGTTCACATTTTCAAAGATGTGATCCATTTTGCTGCCGAACACAATGAGTGTTCTGGACTGCGACGAGTATCTAAATTTCATGGGAATGCCTCATCTATTAGATCGATGGGCGCTTCAAGCTGTTTACGACGTTTGTAAACTTCGGCCATTAGAGTTGGTTGGATTCGTTCATCACGTGCTGAAACATCAATCTCAAGTGCATCAAGTTCAGTTAGATCCGCTGCTTTCTGAATGCGAACCAATAAAGACGGTGGTTCTTTAGCTTCGGGCTGAGGTAATTCAGAGAGACGACGACTAACAGCAGCATGCAAAGGGGCAGACTGTTCTTGTGTCCAGCCCTTTGTATATTTGAATAATGCATTGGCTTCTGCAGGTGATTGGGCAATTGAAGCACGTTCAATCAAATCAGCTAGGATTGATTCAAAGTCTTCGCTGGCTTGCTCAGAACTAGGTTCACTGATTAAGGTGTCTTCAACAACATTTACAGGGCCTTGGCTTGTAATCGTAATTTCTGACGGTGTTTCAGATACAGTTTCTTCAACTTTAGTTTCTGCATGAATTTCGGTAGTTTTCTTGCGAGTACGTTGCTTTTTCGGTTCTTCGCCCAAGCGTGAGATTTTGATCTCTTCACTGATTTCTCGGCCAAGTGCTTTCGATATAGCTGCCAGTTGAAGTTTTGCGTTTTCAGCATCACGCTGTACAAAGCCACTTTTGATAGATTCAATAAGTGCAGCAGTTTTAAAATTAAAAACAAAAATTGATGGGTTATAGGTATTCAGAACATATACCTCTTGACCTTCAATGTATTCTTCAAGAGTCATCGGCTTAGCAAAGGTAATGCCTGCCAATTCCATAGTTTCGATTTTGATGCAGAACTCATAGTGTGGCATCACAAAAACAGTTGCGGGCATTTGATCAAGTGAACTAAAGTCTTTATCACCCGGCAATGTGCCGTTACCGGCGTAACGACAAAGCACAGTTTTACGGTTTTGAAGCGCTTCAAACGCTTCTTTAGCATTTAAAATAGTGTTCATTTTCTTATCCTTTTATCAGTGCTTTTTTAAGATATGGATCTAAGTCGGGTTGCTTCAAAAGCCAACTCACGTAATCTGATGGAATGTCTTTAATCGCAGTGCCCTTATGCTTACCAAAGGTGATATGAGTCGGTATGCGTGCTTGTTCAGAAAACAAGTAAAGCGATTGCATGTCTTTAATGCCGATCTTTAAGCAGATGTTTTTCAAAACAATGTAGGTGAACCAAATGTCGTACTTTGCATTATGTGCATTACGTAAACGATCGCGTGCACGTACTTTGTCGGCAGAAAAGAAATAGAAGAGAGATCCCAGTGTGTGTGAATCTAATTCTGGCCAAACGAAACGAGCTAATGCCAGTGTGCAAATAGACTTTGCTTTGAAGCCTGGATCAGATTTGCGAATGGCTTCAATGTCATAATCAATGTTATGACCGATGATGTACTCACAAGCTGGTGCGCGGAACGTCTCAAAACTTGGTTTTCCTGCAATGTCACTTTCAAGAATGTGATGCACTGCCATTGCGCCGTAGGTAATCGGCTCAGGACATGAGAAATACTCATCAAACACTTTTCCTTGATCAAACCACAGCTCACCTTGCTCAAATGAGCAAGGGCCATAGGCAATCTCAATCGGATAGCCTTTCATGTCATTCGTTTCGGTATCTAAAATGATTGCACTCATGCTTTAATTTCCTGCTTAGCCAAATTTTCAATATCTGCCTGAACAGCTTGAAGCTGTGAGACTTCAATTTGCATGAGTGAATCGATTCCTAAGTGCTCACACACAGTACGTGTATCAAGACCACGCTCAGCAATAAAATCTTGAAGCTGGTCGCGCTGAACGTCAGAGATACCTTTGAACTCAGGAGGGTTGATCCATTTGTTACGCTCTTTGTCGAAAGTACACTTCATAGATTCAGCTTGCGCTTTTAACGCTTGGCGCATGCTTTGATAGTAGGCGTGCTCTTTATCTAATGACTCGGTGAGTTGGTTCAAATCACCAGCGTGATTGGCTTCTAAACAAGATTGCTTAAAATTGTTCAATTCTGCTTGTGCTTTGATTTCAGCAGCTTGAACAGGTGTCAGTGTGTTGATGTGGTCTTTAGCCTGCTTAAGTAAATCAGCTAAAAAAGTGGGTGAGCGTAAAAGTTCAGGAACAGGTACCTGTCCCGTGCAAATATCTTCACTGCCTTCAATTTTCTGGATAAAGCCAAGACGACCCGAATTCTTACCATGGTGTGTTGGTGATGGATTAAACAAAATCGTACGTATTGAATCTCCATTTTGGTCTGTTGTGGAGTGGAGATATCCCATCACATCAGCCATACGATAAAGTAAGTTTCTGTTCTTACCCGCAAGATCCGGGCGATAAACTTTTAATTTTTCCTTGCCGGCTTCTTCTTCAACAGCATGTGCGATAAAAACAACGTCTTTACCCAGCGATTGCCATTTACGAACCATGTTCATAAATTTGGTACCAGCTAGGCCCTGTGCTTTTAAAGTTAGGGTTTTATCACGCTGTAGATTGTCACTATTTTTGGAAAGCTGATCTTTGATTGAATCCAACATAGCGCCTACGGTGTCAGCGACTATTGTGTTGAACTCTGAATAAAAGTCATCTTTTAAGTTCTCAAGATCAAACCAGCTATCCATACGGATGATTGTTCCGCGTCGCAATTCGGCAGCTACACGATGTTGACCTTTATCAAAATCAAAAATTACAGGCTTGTTTGCTGTATGTGCAATCGCGCTTTTACCTAGACCAGGATCGGTATATAGATAACAAATCACGCTTTCAACGAGTAATGTTTTTTCAGGGGTAAATACTTGAATAGCCATTTTGTTCTCCTTATCTCGCACCGACAAAGCCACGTGCATGTTTGTAAGCACGACGTTCAGGTGAAGGAATATGTGTGCGCTCAAGTACCTGAGCGAGTTGCTTTTTTCTTTGGAAACGAATCTCTTGTTCAAGATTCTTCATAATCCAAGGCTTTTCGAGCATCATTTCTGGTTGAACTGGTGTACCGCCGTGCTCAGACTCGATTCGAATATCTGAGAAGTTCAGATCAGTCGAAAATGTCTGAGGGCCTAAACGCACGTGATAACGGCCTTGCTCATCGCGTTTGATGAATTCGCGGAATGGAGTTGTATAACGCTTTTGCATCACACACCTCCCAAATGATTTTTCTCAATGTGGGTTTCAATGAGAGTGTTGATGTTTCGATGATCTTCACTGACAGTGAAGTCGTTGTATTCGTGACCTGAAAGTGAAGTAATACGATCAATCGCAAGATTGGTGATTTCAACCACTTCGCGTGATGAACCTGGCACACCTAGATCATCGTTGTGAGTTGCAAAGTCGAAGCTTGTGTAAACGAAGAAGCCGTCTAACTTAATGACTGCTTTACCTGAGTGTTTGCTATCAAGCGTGATGGCAGCAATGCCGTAATTAGATGGCTGGGTAATTGGGAAAGTAGTGCGTGGCTCTTCTTTTTCGGTGACAATGGCATATGCACCAGATAAGCCGAACAATAGGGCAGAACCCACAGCAACATGCTTTAAACGAAGCTGTATGCTCGGTCTGTTGTGATTTATTGTGTTTTGATTCATAATGAACTCCATCGTATGAAAAGCCCTGATCGCCGTCGGAAGTTGTCAGGGCTTTTTGTTGTCTTGATGGAATTATAGTAAACACAGCGTTTACTTTAGTCAAGAATAATAGTACACAAATGTTTATTATTTTGTTTTCTTGATATTAAACATATACATAAAAAAAGGCCACTTTTAGTGACCTTGGAAAACATAATGTTTATTTTTATGGTAGGGGATTTTGAACATTGAAAGCATAAGCCACAACACAAAAATCCTGCTCCATTATGTCTTCGACAGTTAAAACTTCCTCTGGATATTCTTCCTTATTAGCACTAACAATTCTTACACCACCTTTGGGCATTCTGTACAAGTATTTGAATTTAAATAATCCACCGTGATTAATAGCGTAAATCTTTCCATCAATTATGTTGGTTCGTCCTACATCTACATAGACGGTTGCTCCGTTATTTATTACAGGTGTCATTGAGTCGCCAAATGCTGTTAGTGCATAAGCATTTGATGGATCAACACTATACTGTCTCAGTGTTGACTTACTTAATCTAAGCTTTCTTGTCTCATTACTAATTATCTCTGCAATCGATCCTGAGCCACACGAAACTAAAAACTCTTTGTAGTAAGGGATTTCAACCTCATCATCGTCGACAGGTGTATTTGAATCCCACTCTAGAACTTTTGTGACCTCAGCTTGATCCTTGTCAAAATCACCTTTAAGTATCCAGTTGGCTGATACACCGAAAATGGCTGCGGCTTTTAATGCGCCAGCTTTAGAAACACCACGTTTTTTCCAGTTTGTAATTGTTTGCGGTGATTCATCAATAAGTTTCGCCGTCTCTTCTTGTGTGACCCCGCTTGCTTCTAAAAGTCTTTCTACAGAAGGATGTGTTTTTGATTCAGGTTTCATTTCCAAATCCAGTTCATTCATTTTTGTATTATCCAAGAAAGTAAACATTTTGTGTTAAACAAATGATTTGACAGTAGTAAACACAGCGTTTACCATGTATTAAACAAATGTTTACTGAGGCGATCATGTCTATCGAAGCTGATAAAGAGATTCTTTTAAAGCTTGGTGGCTCAACAAAAGTGGCTGAGCTGCTTGGTTATAGAGATAAGCAACGAGTTCAAAACTGGATGAAAAGAGGCATACCGGCAAAGGTAAAACTTGAATATCCGCATCTTTTTTTGAATCCAAATATTCAAAGCAACAACACTGCAGCATAAGGACAACCATATGAGTCTCGAAAAAAAATCCACGCATGTGCGTTTGTCTCCTGAAAACCATGAACGTGCAAAGGTTCTCGCTGAAATTAAGGGTAAAGACCTTGCTCAATATCTTGCTTACTTACTTGAAAAGGAAATAGCAGGTGAGTGGCATGTTCTTAATTTACAAGCAAAATCATTTGAGCGCTTGGGATTAGGAGCTTTGATGAGGGATCTATCTACCGAAGTGATTTTTGCTGAGGGATCGGAAGGGAATCACAGGAATTCAGACAAAGAAAAAGCCTGATATCTGACATCAGGCTTTAGACGTTCAAAACAGTTAGGAAATGAACATGACAAATTTAACAGAAGTACAAAACGAAGACAATCGGGAATTTCTGATTGGTGATGTGGTTGTAACTATCGATCCATTTTTCGGCAGTGATTTATACACAATCAAAGAAATCTACAAAAATCATCTTGGAATTCATTTCGCATTATTTGAAGAAGGTGGTTTCTGGAGAGTGTCCGGAATCCGCCATGCAACCGTAGCAGAACTGAATGCCAACCGCCGTTTGTCTGATGCCGAAATGGCACTAGGGGAGGTTCCATGAATTCTAGATTTCAGAACCAGCCTGATTATAAACAGATCCAGCAAGTCCAATCATTTCATGAGCCTGCTTTACGTGTTCTTGGTCAATTGTTTGAGCGCAATCAGCATAACCTACGCATTAAAGGCTATGACGAGAATAATGCTGCGATTACCAAAGTTGAGCTATCAGAGGTCATGGCTCGACAGTTCCGAATTACTCAATGGTTAGCAAGTCAAATTGTAAGTAGCTTGATAAATGCGGGTTTAATTGAATCTTTTGGTGGCTACGTGAAGCCAAAGGCGGGTGATAAATGACTAAGCACGTACCTCAAGAAAACCAAATTACTCTCTTGGCACCAGTGCGCATCTACACAGCCAAAGAACTGGCTGCTATGCCTCTCTCAGTAATGAATGCTTGTATCGAAGCACAAGAAAAGTTCGCCATGCTTGAGCAAGCAACTCAAATGGGGGGGGCAGCAATAACCATACGCCGTTTAATGGAAGAAGGATTTCCATTGATTCAGGTTATCGAAAAATCACGCACACGCTACAAGATTGCTGGCGAATATTATCCACCCCGGATTATTCGGCAGCTGGAAAAGCGCGGCTTGATCAAGTTGGGTGGGTGATCTAATGCATTACTACAAACGCAACATTGGTGATTACCACAAGAAAGCAGGACGCTTGTCCATGCTTGAGCACGGAGCGTACACGCTTTTGCTCGATGCGTGCTATGACCGTGAACGATTCCCCACGCTTGAAGAAGCTTTGGATTGGGCTTGGGCACGTACAGATGAAGAAGAAGCGGCGGTAAAGTTTGTTTTGAAAAAGTTCTTCACTGAAATCGACGGTGTGTATGTGCAAAACCACATTCAAGAGGAACTTGATGCGTATAAAGCGAAAGCTGAAACAAATGCACGTATCGCTAAAGAGCGTGAGGAAAAACGTAAAAAAGGCAAACAAGGCGTAAACGACTTACCACCAGTCGTGAACGAATCGTGCAACTCTGGTGACGAACCGACACCTAACCATAAACCATTAACCAATAACCATAAACCAATAACCAGTATTAGTAATACACACACACTAAGCGCGGACGAAAATCAAAACGAATCTTGGAAACCGGATTCAAATATTTTGATCAACGTGATTCGTGAAAGCGTAGGCATACAAGCTCAGTCAGTTCTCGATATGCCTGATTACGAATTTCATCTTGGTAATTTCAATGCTTACCGTGAAGACAAGATCGGTCTCACTGAAAACCAACGTACACGCAAGTTTGCACAGTGGTTGATTCAAGAGTTCAAGAAAGCCAAATCATCTGGTCAACCAAAAAACCAAAGCAAGTCTAATGCGACTGTCAGCCGCAACGTGAATGACGCACATGGTGACATTCCTGATTACGCACCTGCTGTGGACAACGTAAACACCGAGGGCCTTGTATGAACGCGATGCACAAACAATTTCAATTTGAAGTTCAGCATGCAGATGAAATTTGCGCTGTACACAACGAGCTGAAAGTCCTCATGTTCGGACGTACAACTTGCCCATCGTGTGCAAAAGAACTTCTCGAAAGATCACAGGTTGAACACGAAAAAGCTGTGAACCAGATGGTTCGTGAAAAACACTTTGCTGGATCGATGATTCCTGAGCGTCATGCTCAAAGTGGTTTTAACAATTACGACGTCACGCACCAAGAACAACAGATTGCCAAAGCTGAATGCGCTCAGTTCACAAGAGATCAGAATACGGGTAAGACAAGAAATCTAATCATGACCGGGCGCACGGGTACAGGTAAAACGCATTTAGCGTGCGCTGTGGCTCGAAATGTTTTAAATGCAGGCAAGTACGTCAGATACATCACTTCGGCTGACATGGCGAATCTGATAGCGAATGCGTGGACAAAAGCGGATGACTCAGAAGCGGCGGCAATCTACCGATTCACTGAATACGATTTATTGATACTCGATGAGTATGGTTTGCATGATCAGCATGAGAAAAAACTCGAGCTGGTGCACAAGGTTTTATATGCACGTTACGACGCCAAAAAATCGACCATGTTGATTTCAAATTGGACGATAGAGCAGCTCAAAGAAAACTTGGGCGATCGCTTGTGGTCACGTTTCCAGCATGACGACTTAGCAATCATAAACTCGAATTGGAAAGATGGGCGAGTTAAGGGCGGTGCGGCATGAAAACCGGACGACAAGAAACTGCTCAGATGTTCGATAGACGTTTTGCGATTGTGATCTATGCCGCTAATCAAGAAGGCACTTTTCGTACACGCGACATTTCTGAATCAGTCGTGCACTGCTCAACGGATGCCGCACGTCGATATTTGTTGGATCTCATGGAGTTGGGATACATCGAGCGCATTACGATTTATGAATACCAAGCTACTCAGATGCTGAAAGAGTTGTTCAATGTGAAAGGGGCAAAAAGATGAATGCGCATAAGTTTGTGGCAGGTAACGGAATTGAAAAGGCAACGCGGGTTCTAAACGAATCGCCGTCAAATGCTCAAAGCTATCAAGATGGGTATTACTTCAGAACAACACCTGAATTCTTGTTTCACAACGGACATCATCATTGGAATATGACCACAAACAATGGCCAGTATTTTAAAGATAGAGGTTTTGATCCAATCTTAATTTCAGAACTCAAACAGGTGGTTGAGTCGGTTAATAAAATTAATGATTTTGGCGGGATTGGTTTGGCGAACCTTATTGATCAAAGCACGTATGGCGAGAACTTAGATTTAGATCTGGCGATAGCAGACTACAAACTTGTTCAAGCATACAAGAATGGTGATGCATGACATCGATAAGCCTTGCTGAGTACCGCTCAAAGTTTCCGATCAAAAAAGGTAAAAAGCGCCGTGTAGTAAAGGGGCAACGAGTACAAAGCGAAGGCGAAGTAACACTGGCCAGAGATTTAAGAGCACTGAAAATTGGGTTTGAACAGGAATACAAGTTTCATGCGGAACGAAATTGGCGGGCTGATTTTCTGATATCAGGTACCAAAATATTAATTGAAGTGGAAGGTGGGATTTGGAGTGGTGGACGGCATACAAGAGGTAAAGGCTTCATAGCAGATATGGAGAAGTACAACGCAGCGGCGGTGATGGGTTTTAAGGTTTTACGGTTCGATACACAACAAGTGAAAAGCGGTTTGGCGATAAAGCAGATTGAAAATTTGGTGAGAGGTGGCTTGTGATGAATGCAGCAGTGACAATAATGCAAACAACGGATTGGTCAAAATTCAGTTTTGAGGGGTGGTGTCGTCAGCTCGGGGCTTGGATCAATGGCGATAATGAAACGATGGTAATGGTTGTTAAGACTATGCCGACAAAACGTATTACGCAGAAGCAGCGTGAAAGGTTGCTTGCAATGTACATGGCAGATGAGCAGTTAAAAGATCGTTTGTGTGTACAGCGCAAGGGTACATGCTGTGAGTTGAATGATAACGAAGCGCGGGCAATTCAAAAATTATTAATAGATCTTCAATCAATTGATGATGAGATAGTACAGGATTGGATTGGCTCTATTTGGTGGCATTATGTTATGGGTGAGTCAATTCGTGACATCGCAAAGAGTAACGACACATACGGCTCTCAAATTCAGCAAGACATAAAATGCGGTTTAGCATTCATCAAATCACGCTATCCACATTTTGTGATTGATAAATTTACAAAAGTTGATGAGTCTAATGTGAAAAATGAATCTACTTGACTGTAAATACGGGGTATGGCATATTTGTGATAACTTGGCGAATTTGTATTTAAACGCCGTCTAAAAAACCTCGCATTGCGAGGTTTATTAATTTTTAAATCTTGAAAAAATAACTTTGGTATCATTAAAATAATTTAACCCGATATAGAAGAGATTAGATTATGTCAATCATCACACCAGCTTCAGAAGCTTTATCAATTTCATTGTCAAATGAAAATAAACTTTCATTCAAGGATGTTGTTTATGAGATTGAAAAAAGTATAAATATAATGGCAAATGCTGGAAAAAAAGAGGCTTCAGTTTTGATTAATAAAAATAACTTAAGTGATAATGTGGTTGATCAAGTCAAAACTGAATACATTAAAAATGGATATGAGGTTTCATTCAATAAAGACTTTTCACATTCAAATTCTCAGATAATTGTGATTTGGGGATGAAAATCTTAACTAAGGTATAAACATAATTGTAAACAAAACCCCGCAATGGGGTTTTTTAATAGGCGCAATTCATGGAAATAGAAATTTATAAATCTAAAACCAGAAAAGTGCCGTATAAGCCCAAGCCAAGAACCAGACCTTTACCTAAAGCAAAAATTAGCTATGAGGAAGCCGAAGAAGACTTTGAAAAAGCCTTGAACATACTGGGTATTAAATACGAGAAGAAATTTCAATTTTTGTCTACAAAGCATTGGCGTTTTGATTTTCATCTGATTGAGCACAAGATTCTAGTCGAGATATCCGGCGGGCCATGGTCTGGTGGACGTGGTGGCAAGCTTGCAACTAAAGCTTGGAGCATGGAGCGCTACGATTGCGCTTATGAATTGGGTTACACAGTTGTTCGTATAGAGTCGGCCAATAGATACAAGATTGATGATTCAGGCCCATTACAGATCAAATCAAACTTCGCCGTTTCATGGCTTAAAAGGTTAAAGGGGCAAACATTCAATGGACCAATACAGACCATTTCCCCAGACTGACTTTATAGATCAAGCCGAGGAAGAAGAAGCCATTCGTATCATTGCTGCGCCAGAATTAAAAGACTGGGTGATAACGAATTTCTTAACCCTGGGCGGTGAGCTGCATAATCCGGATCATGACCACATTGCAGAGTTGCTTCACGATGACGAAACGTTTCTAGCCTTTGCTTGGGCATCATCTGCATTTACTCGTGCAAAGCGTATGGTGTTGGGCCAGTGTGAAAAGGTGATGTTTAATCAAGGTGGGTGGAAAAAGGCTCGACAAGAGCAACAGATGCGCGACTGGTTCGGCTCTTTACCTGTTTATCTCATTACAATTGATGCTGGCTTTTGCGAGCAAGCGAGTGACCGTGAGTTTTGTGCTCTGATTGAACATGAGCTTTATCACATCGGTGTTGAGCGTGATGGAGACGGAGAGATTGTCTATAGCGACCACACTGGTCTGCCTAAGCATTACTTAGCGGGCCATGACGTAGAAGAATTCGTTGGCGTAGTCAAACGCTGGGGCGCGAGTGATGACATTAAGCGTCTGGTCGAAGTTGCGAAGCAGGCGCCGTTTGTATCAGAAAAGAATATAGCTGCGTGCTGTGGGACGTGTTTGATTAAGTAGAGCCTTCGGGCTCTTTTTTTTGCTCATGTTGTTGGACGTAGCATGACAAGGGTGAGTTTATGGCGGCACTTAAAGAGCCTGTAAAAATCTTTATAGTTCAGTCTCTTGCTTGCTTTGAAACACCCCAACAAGTTGCTGATGCTGTCCAACAAAGATTTGGCATAGAAATTGATCGCAGGCAATGCGAAGGATATGATCCAACGAAGTTTTCAGGGCGCAATCTGAGCAAAAAACTAAAAGACCTATTTGAGCGCACGCGCAAAGACTTTAAGGACAACATAGAAGATATTCCAATTGCTAATAAGGCATTTCACTTTAAAGAGCTTCAGCAAATGTATGAAGATTTTTCAAAAAATAAGGTGATGAAAGCCAAGGTTTTGAAACAAGCACAAAGTCTTATTCAAATGGGCAGTGGTGGACCAAGTGGTATATCTGAAAAAGAACTCATAGAAATTGAAATGAAACGTCTTGAGCTTGAAAAACTCAAACGTGAAATCAATCCACCTGAAACAAGGCCTCCTGAGGAAGATTACAAAATCAGCCTGAATCCTGATGAGGAAATTCCAAATGAGCCAATTCTTTAATCCTCCTGATGGTGCTGTACAACTAACACCCAAACAAGCGAACATATATTTATGGGGCTGGCAAAAAGAAGCCCGTTTTCGTGATGCTGTATGTGGTCGCCGATTTGGTAAAACCTTTTTAGCTAAAGCAGAAATGCGCCGTGCTGCAAGATTGGCCGCAAAATGGAACGTATCTGTTGAGGATGAAATTTGGTATGCAGCACCGACATTCAAGCAAGCCAAACGTGTTTTCTGGAAAAGATTAAAACAGGCGATTCCTCCAGCATGGCGAGCTGGGAAGCCCAATGAGACTGAGTGCTCGATTACTTTAAAAAGTGGTCATGTTATTCGTGTTGTAGGTTTAGACAACTATGACGATCTACGAGGTTCGGGACTTTTTTTTCTCATTATTGATGAATGGGCAGATTGTAAGTGGGCGGCGTGGGAAGAAGTACTTCGCCCAATGCTATCAACCTGTAAGTATGTGGTAAAGGGCGATCTACGTGTAGGTGGGCATGTTCTAAGAATAGGTACACCAAAAGGCTTCAATCATTGTTATGACACATTCATGGATGGACAACCAGGACATGAACCCGATTGCCGTAGCTTCTCTTACACGTCACTTCAAGGTGGCAACATTCCTGAGTCTGAAATTATTGTTGCTAAGCGCAAAATGGATCCTAAGACATTTAGTCAGGAATATGAGGCAAGTTTTGAGAGTTATCAAGGTGTAATTTATTACTGCTTTAACCGTGTTTTAAACAGTTCAAATGAGACGGTTCAATCTGGCGATATTCTACATATTGGAATGGACTTCAACGTCACAAAAATGGCTGCTGTGGTGTATGTACGCCGTGGTGAGACTATACATGCGGTTGACGAGTTCGTAAATCTTTTCGATACACCAGCAATGATTGAGACTATAAAGCAACGCTATCCAGATTATGAAATTGGTATTTATCCAGATGCTTCGGGTGATAACCGTAAATCAAACAATGCGAGTGAAACCGATATTGCGATGCTGAAAAAAGCAGGCTTTAAGGTGTATGTGAATGCATCGAACCCAGCTGTGAAAGACCGCATTAACTCTATGAACTCATTGCTTTGCAATACACTGGGTGAAAGACGATTGTTTGTGAACACATCCAAGTGTCCACACTTTGCGAAATGCCAGGAACGTCAGATTTATGACGAGAACGGACAACCAGACAAGAAAGCAGGCTTTGATCACATGAATGATGCTGGCACATATCCAGTTGCTTATCTATTCCCAATCAATGCGAAAGCTAAAACACTATCACTTAAAACGGTGTACTAAATGGCAGTCAATTCAAAACACCCTAAATATGCTGAATTTGAAGGCCGCTGGAAGGTCGTTCACGATCTATGTGATGGTGCAAATGCAGTGAAAAAGGCAGGTGCTTTATATCTGCCTGAAATCAATGTGAGCAAAGATAAGCGTGAGAATGATTTACGCAATCAGGCTTATCGTGATCGTGCTGTGCTGTATGAAATCACCAAAGACACTAAACAGGAATTGATTGGGATTGCCTTTTCGGAAGACCCGAACTTTGATCCTGATGGTATGGACTTCCTGAAGTACAATGCCGATGGCACTGGCAAGTCTTACTACCACTTAATGCAAAGTGCTTTAAGTGGATTGCTTGATGCGGGCCGTGGCGGTCTATTTGTGGATTATCCGCAGACAGATGGTGCGACTTCGGTTGCTGAGGTTGAGCGTTTAGGTATTCTGCCAACTGTGGTGCACTACAAAACCCTAAGCATTATCAATTGGGGTGTGCGTAAGGTTGGTGCTCACTTTAAGACAGCTTTGGTGGTACTTGCTGAGAAGGATTCGACTGTGGATCCGAGTGACGAGTTTAGCTTAAAAGAGATTCAGCTTTATCGGGTATTGCGACTGGACCAGAACGGTGAATATTGTGTTCAGATTTACTCTGATCGCACTGGTACTTTGCAAGCTGATAGCGAACCGTATTACCCAACTGATGCAAATGGTGCCAAGTGGAATGAGATTCCATTTATGCCGCTTGGATCAGTGGCCAATGACTGGGAAATCGACAATATCCCGCTTGAGTCACTGGCCTTAATGAATATCGCGCATTATCACAACTCGGCTGAGTATGAGAATAGTGTATTCCTTTGTGGCCAGATTCAACCGGTAATGACTGGTCTTGATATCGAGTGGCGCGACCATCTTGAGGAGCAAGGTGTGATGCTTGGTTCCACAACTCCTTTAATGCTTCCAGTAGGCTCAACATTCACCTTTGCTCAAGCAGAGGAGCAGATGATTGCTAAGGAGGCAATGGAAGCCAAAGAGAAGCACATGAAGGCTTTGGGTGCAAAACTGCTTGAGGAAAATCAAGTGGTGAAAACTGCAACTGAATCCAACAATGAATCCATGGCGAAATATTCTGTCCTGTCTTTATGTGTGGCGAACCTCAACGAAGCCTCTGAAATTGCCTTGCGCTGGTGTGCTAAATACTTCGGCTCTGGTGATAAAGCCAAGTTCACAATCAAGCAGGACTTCGCTAAAGGCAAGCTTTCACTCGATGCATTAAAGTTCTATAACGAGCTGGTGCAGCAGGGCAAATTGAGCCGTGAAACATTCCACACAATCCGCACGACTGGCAAAGTCCCTGAGATTGATTTTGAGGAAGAAGAGAAGCGGATCGAAGCTGAAACGGCCAGTGCTTTACCAGGTATGAACTATGAACGACCAAATAGCACAGAAAGCAATACTTAATGCTCTAAGCCAACATTCAGCTTATAGCTATCGAGCGTCGACCCAAGCCGTGAATGAGGTTTTAAGCCGATTCTATGGCCTGTCCAATAAGATGGTGTCCGAGCTAAGGGAATTGCTTGAAAACCTGTCTGAGGCTGAAAAAATCGCATTGGCGAATGGTCAATACACTACTGATCAATTGAAAGAAATCCGAAGCCTGTTGAATGACCGATTTAAAGAGATTTCAGTCGATGTACCAGAGACCTTTCACCAGTCAGCGGTTAGCATGGCAGTGTATGAAGCATCGTACGTTAGTCAATTAATGACAGACGCAGCAGCTTCGGTCAGTGGTGAGCAGCTTTATAAAAAAGCAAAGGCAACTCCATTGGCAGGCGGTCAGCTCATTAATGAAATGTTTGGCTTTGTACTGGATAAGGCTCGAAAGCAGGTTGAATATGCAATTCGTGATGGAATCAATCAAGGCCAGACCAATCAGGAAATCATTACTCGTATTCGTGGCAAGCGAACCAAGGTAGGTAATCAGTACGCTTATGTTGGTGGTATTTTGGATGCGACCAAGGTGGAGATTGAACGAACTGTTAGGACTGCCCGAAGTCATGTGGCTAATGTTGCTTATGATGATACGTGGAAGGCACTTGGATTTACTCATGTGAAATTCGTCAGTACCTTGGATGGTCGCACCTCCAAGCAATGCGCCTCACTTGATGCCAATGTCTACGACATCAATAAGGCATATCCAAAACCGCCACTTCATTATAACTGCCGGTCCGTATTAGTCGGCTGTAATGCTGATGGTGATATTGCTGGCAAACGACCGTTTGTGATGGATGAGCGTAAGGTTAAGGATATTCCAAAGGATGAGCGTAAAGACTTGATTGGTCAGCTGGATGCCAATACATCGTTTAAGAAGTTTTTCGACCAGACCGATGAGTTTTTTCAGAAGGAATGGCTTGGCCCAGCACGTTATAAGCTCTACAAAGAAGGCAATTACAGCATCGATAAGTTTGTCGATCCGCAAGGTGCTATGTATACGCTGGATGAGTTGAAGGCGCTGGATGCGAAGACGTTTAAAGAACTTGGACTTTAAAACCAATTTTAACCTAGACCCAAACGGGTCTTTTTTTATGCCCGCAGTTTGTGACTGCACCAAAGCTCGGAGAGCAAAATGCTGAAGTATGAATTAGAAAATCTCGATGGTGTCGAGGAATCTGTCAAATCACTCTATGAAGAAAAAGACGGTAAATACGTCCTGAAAATCGAAGGTATTCCACAACCTCAAAACGATGATGGCCTACGCAAAAAGGTTGATGAATTGCTTGCTGAAAAGAAAGCGGAACAGCAAAAGCGTAAAGAAGCTGAAGAGCAAGCTCGTAAAGAGGCTGAAGAAAATGCCCGTAAGAACGGCAATATCGAAGCCTTGGAAAAGTCATGGGGTGAAAAATTCACAGCACGCGAAACCGAGCTGTTAAACGAAAAACAGTCACTTGAAGCACAAGTCTACAAATTAACAGTAGGAAGTAAAGCTACTGAACTGGCAGCAAAACTCGCTGTACCAGGTAGTGATTCCGTTTTACTTCCACATATTAGCAATCGTCTACAGGTTGAAACTGTAGATGGTGAAATCAAAATCCGTGTTCTTGATTTGCAGGGCAAGCCAAGTGCATTGAGCATTGAAGATTTAGAAAAAGAATTTCGTGCGAATGAGGCATTCAAGCCTTTGATTCGTGCGTCAGGTGCATCAGGAAGTGGGGCTTCTGGTGGTCAAGGTGGCGGTGCTACTAAAAAACCAAGCGAAATGACAACTGCCGAACGTCTAGACTGGCAACAACGTGACCCAGCAGGGTTTAAAGCCGCTTTAGACAATGGTGAATTTAATAAATAATTTGGAGTATTAATCTTATGGCATCAGTTCGCCTTACAGATATTTATAACCGCGACCTTTTGGCAAGCTACATTGATCGCGATTCCCTTGAAAAAACCGCATTTGCTGATTCGGGTGTATTGGTCACCAATAACGAATTTAGCCAATTACTGAATGCACGCACTGCGATTCAGGAAGTTCCGTACTGGAATGATCTGGATGCGTCTATCGAACCAAACTACAGCAACGATAACCCGGCTGACAAAGCTGTCCCGTTGGCGCTGAACACTGGTGTGATGAAAGCCCGTATTGCTCACCTGAACGAAGGCTGGGCGGCTGCAAACCTTGTGAAGGAATTAACCGCACAAGATCCACTTGCCGCGGTAGGCCGTAAATTAAACCGTTACTGGCAGCGTCAGGTGCAGCGTCGTCTAATTGCATCAGTTTTGGGTGTGTATGCTGACAACGTAGCCAACCATTCAAGCGACATGGTGGTATCGGATGCGGTTGGCACTCTGGATGCTGACATCATCATTGATGCTGGTGCAACCATGGGTGATAGCGATGAGGGCTTAGGCGCTCTGGTGGTTCACTCTAAAAAGTATGCCGACCTTCAAAAGCAAAACCTGATCGAGTTTGTTGAGCATTCGGATGCTAAAACCCAGATTGCTACCTACCAGGGCAAGCGTCTCATTAAAGATGACGGCATGCCGATGATTTCAGGTCAGTATCTTTCAATCCTTTTGGGTGCTGGTGCGATTGGTTATGGTTTTGGTCAGCCAGACAATGCTCAAACTGTTTCGTATAAAGACGAAGAAGCAAACGGTGGTGGGGTAGAAACAATCTGGTCGCGTCGTAAGACATTCATTCACCCGCTTGGCTATAGCTTCACTAGCGCAACCATCACAGGTAATGGCACAGAAGATCCAGCAGTCTCTGCATCATGGGCTGATCTTGCCTTGGCAGCAAACTGGGAGCGTGTCTATGACCGCAAAGCTATTCCACTGGCATTCATTCTAACCAAGTAAGGAGATAAACATGGCTATTGGTAAAGGCGAAAAGAAAACCCGCTGGGAAGATGTAGTTGCTGGATTTAAAGTTCAGCAACCTAAAAAAGCATCAGGCAAAGCATCTGGACCATCTACAGGCTCAGAGGCCAAGGGTGATGATGCTGGTAAGAATGGCGATGGCGCAGAAGGCGCTACCGCATCTAAAACAACCAAGGAATAACTATGAATTACGTCACTATCGAATCTGTCACAACTCAGCTCGGGCCGAACTGGCAGGGCGATGGTGACGCTAATCTCGCAGTTACTCAAGCGAATGCTTGGCTTCGCGCCAAGCCTTTGCGTCAATTTGAAGTAATCCCGGAAGATGTATTACTTGCAGGGGCTTATGCTGCACAGTTGGCCGCTAAAGGTGAACTCTATGTGACGCAGACTGATGGCGTGGTGAAATCCAAGCGCGTCAAAGCAGACACAGTAGAAGTTCAGAAGGAATATGTGGCAGGGATGGAGCAGGGTAAAAGTTCGACGATGTTATTCATTGAAGATTTGCTTGCACCATACCTTTCCAAAGGCTTTGCAATTAATACATTTGTGGTGAAGTAATGGGTATTAAAGATGATATTCAGGTCGAAGTGGCTGCGGCATTTAGTGTTGATCTAGCTGACGCAGTCGATACCTTCACCTGTGAAAAACCGATCTACTCGGGTGAGTTTGATTTTGAAACGCAGACTTATCCAGTTATAGGTAGTGAATCATACTCAGGGCGTGGCGTACTGTTTGGCTCATATCAAAAAGACTTGGTGAAACCTGCTGATTATCAAGCCGAAGATGCAAAAGCGATTGTTCTGCAAAATGAAGTTACAGGCATTCCGCAGATTGGTGATGTTTGGGCAACCAGTAAAGGTGATTTTAAAGTCATAAATATTGGCGCAGATCCAACCAGTAGTATTTGGGTTTGCCAGTTACGGAAAGTTTAGTAATATCCCTCTGAAATAAAGGGGGATTTATGGCAAAAAAAACTTTAGAAGAAAAGATAAAACTAGTTTTTTGGTGGGCATTAGGTTTAACAATTCTGTATTTTCTAATTGGCGCATGGTTGATTAGTGATGGTCCTAAATTTGATCCAACTAAAACATATAACTTACTTAAAGATACATTAACCCTTACAGCTGCTTTTCTTGCTCCTGTTGCCGCATTTGTTTTGTTTACTGATTGGCGGCGAGAGCATGGCGATAAGCGTAATGAAGAATTGGTATTTAGCACTCTACAGCGAATTGATACAAAATCGAACGAAGTAAGAAGTGTGATTAATATGGTTAATCAGGAATTTCAAGAAAATGGACCTGAAATGATTGATCTATTTTCCAGCAAAATTATCAATTTTAAGCAGGAATTAGTTATAGAGTTGGGTATTTTGGAAAAATCTAGAGATTTTTTTGATGATGAAGCATTTTTAAATGCAGCCACAGCGTTTTGTCAAAACCAAATTGAAATGTTAGATAGTCTGGGGCAGTTATTTAATTCTTCCGAAAATTTAGATAATTGTCGCACCAGTCCAACTAGCCAAGAAGATATAGAGTGGGCTTTAAGATTTTATGAACGATCCGAAGGGGAATTTCTGCCAAAGGCTGAAGAATATTTAAATGGTTTCAATGAGCATTTAATTCGACTTAAAGATCTAGCTAAACCGTACAAAATCTAGAAATGCAGAAATCAAAACACCCACTTCGGTGGGTTTTTTAATGGGTGAAATATGGCATGGAAAAACAAACCAACTAATTTCGCGCTTGAGGTGGTGAAGAATGCAGACAACCATCTCAAAAAGATTGTAGGTGAAACACTTCAGCAAGTCGTCACTCGCTCACCCGTCATGGATGGTGAATTTCGAGCATCACATAAGGTAACGCTTGATACCCCGCAAAGCACATATGAGAAAGGCTTTGATCTATCGGGTGGTGCAACACTAGCGGAGGGCCTGAAAATAGCGTCTACAGCAAAAATAGGGGGTCTTGTGTATATCCAAACATTGAGTCCATACGGCACACGGTTGGAAAATGGTTGGAGTCAGCAAGCGCCCAATGGTGTCTATGCATTGTCCTACCAAACAGTAGCGAGTAAATACAAATGATGACACTCACTCAAGCTGAAACTGAAATTTATAAAAGAATAGGTCAATTCACTGGCGTAGAGAAAGCCAATCTCCGCATTGAGAATCAGCAACTAAATAATGGCCAACCATTCAAGACGCCAACCAATAAAGCGTGGTGTAAAGTTTTTATACAGTATGCAGACAGTCAGGTGGCATCAATTGGCAGCAGTCCATGCATCCGTGATTATGGCATTATCTCAATTCAATGCTTCACACCGAGGAATGATGGGACGCTTGCTATGACCGCATTGTGTGACCAGTGGCGAGAATTGCTACAATCCTTTGGTGTGTCTCATCTTGAAGTCTACAAAGTCCACGCACCACAAAGCATGGATGACCAAGATTTTTACGCAAAAATAATTAGAGCTGAGTTCCGAGTGAACTAGCTTAAAGCCAACCAAAACCAATGCCACCGAAAGGTGGTTTTTTTTATGCCTAAAATTAAGGAGCACACTATGTCATCCAAAGGCACTGATGTAGTTATCTACATTGCAAAAGAAGAGTCACCTAATGTTTTGCCTGCAGTGCCTATCTGGCATACGTTGCGTCGAAGCTCTGACTCACTCAAGAAAACCGTTTCACTTACCGAATCTGATGAAATTGTAGATTCCCGTTTTGATCAAGGTTCAGTTGCTACTTCTGGTGAAGCGACTGGCACCATTGAGTATGAGCTATCGGCTTTAAGCCAGGACATTCTGCTTGAAGGTGCAGCCGGTAATATATTTGTAGAAGATGGTGTGACTGGTATTGCTACACTTGAAATCGGTGGCTCTGAATTAGATACCTTTACCATTGTGAAGCACGATAAAAAATTAAACTTTATCCAGGTGTTCTCAGGTGCCCGAATTGGCGAATTAAGCATTCAAGGCGACACCGAAGGCAAAATCACAGGCTCTGCAACAATTAGCGCTACAGGCTACTCAAACCCAGCAACAAGCCCTGTAACTGCACCACTTGCTGCACCTGATACACCATTCATGTCATCCATTAACGTAAATACATTCAAAATTAATGGCGTGAGTACGGTAGGTACTGCGTGTGCTGAGTCGTTCACTATTTCGATTAACAACAACCTGACCGCTCGCCCATGTCTAGGCAATCAGAGCATCATTCCAAACCGCTACACTGAAGGCAAAGTTAATATTGGTCTTAGTGCGACAGTAGTCCTAACCGAGCAATCTAAAGCCTGGATTCCATATGTTGAATCACGCGAGACTATGACTGCTGAAATTGGTATTGAAGATACTCAAGGCAATGCCTACGGGTTCCATTTCCCTAAATTGGAACTAGATAATGATGGCATGTCAGATACCAATGCGACCGATGACCACACGCTGGCTTTAGAGTTTAAGCAGGTCAAAGTAGCTCCAACCATCACACGTTCAGTTGCATAACCATAGCCGCCTTCGGGCGGTTTTCTTTTGGAAGATCAAAACATGGCTTTAAAAGTAGCAATCCAACAAAGTAAAGAAGTCACACTTTGGAAAGAATATAAAGATAGCAAGGGTAATGTGTTGGCAGAGTTCAAGATTCGCGGCTCTGATTACAAGGCGTATCGGGTAGCGGTTGAACGTGCACAGAATCAGTTATCATCGAAAGGCTATAATGTAGCCACTGCTGGCAGTGAAGATAAGCTTTATCATGAGCTTTTATTGGAGGCTGCTGCATGTCATCTCGTGGCTGATTGGAAAGGCGTGGTCTTTGTTGAAAATGACAAAGAAATTGAGCCAGAATGCTCACCTGAGAACGCAAACAAGCTTTTCAATATGGGTGATATTGGCGTGGCAATCTGGGCCTTTGTAAAAGCACAAGCTGACCAGATTCAGGCTGAAGCAAATGCTTATCGAGATGAAGTCTTGGGAAAGTCCGAGAACTCTACGGATATCTCAATCAGTATGCAGGACTCAGTGAGTACCAAATAAAGCTGCGTGAAAAGCAGGGACATAAGTTGCTTGATCCGCCTGCATACTCATATACAGCCAATGCCTTAATTGAAGCCTACAACGTCATTTCACGCTCACGTCGATATGAACAAGGCACGCCATTGACATTAAGTATTGCTGATCTGAATGCCTATTGTGAGCAGTATGAGCTACCAGTAGAGCGTTATATTTTCAATGCAGTTATCTTTGATCTGGATAACCGATTTATTGATGAGGCATATCAGAAGATGAGTAAGAAATCAGCGTGAGTTGGTTTCTTTTTACAATTTATTTCTTTATTCATATACTTGCCCTGATGATTCAAAAATATGCGACACAAAATGTCGTTAAATATATATAGATTTAAAATTAAGGGGTGAGTGGTGGGTACAATAGAATTAGATGCACATGTTGAGGATGCTATGTTACAAGTCCGCATAAACAACACCAGACCAATTGATCTAATTGATTATGCTCAAAGCATGCTGAATTTAGGTAATGAGTATTCTAGTTTTATTAATAAGACAGATATTCACTTATCCTCTGATGATATAAAACTATATGTAAAAGAAATTCGTACCGGGTCAATAATTACCGAGCTGGTTGCTATAGCACCAACGCTGATGCCATTTATGGAACACAGCAATACCGTGCTGGATTTCGCAAACCATATCAAGGTTAGTTTTGATTACTTACTTGGAAAAGGAAGTAAGCCGCAAGACCTGGATAAGGATGGATTAAAAAGAATCTCCAAGTTTGTTGAGCCGATCGCTAATGATAATGGCTCGGTTATGCAAATTGATGCATCGAACAATAAAGGTGAAATTCACATCCACCTTAATAGTGAAGGTGCAAATGCTATCCAGAATAGAGCACATAAAGAGCTTGAGAAAATGAAAGAACCGGTTATTGGTCTTCATAAACAAGTGGTTTTATATTGGTCGCAAGCTAGAAATGATAATAAAAAAGGCGACAAGGCGGTAATTGAAAGCATTTCGGATAGAGAAGTTAAGGTTATCTATGATACTGAAGAGCTTAAGTACCGGATGATTCACGAGCAACCACATATATTTGATACTGCATACGTAGTAGATGTATATGTTGAAACCATAAGGGATAAGCCAGTAGTTTATAAAATTGTAGCCTTTCACGATACCGTGGATATTCCAGACTAATAATTACATCAAATCAAATCAAATCATCCTCCGGGATGGTTTTTTCATTCTGGAATTAGTATCTTGTTCCCATAACAAATATTGGGGTGGGGTATGAAAAAAACAATTTGCATGATGACTTTGTTGCTTCTAGCACTAAATGCTTATGCGGGCTTTGAGACACCGGAAGATCAAAAAAATAAAAGATTGGCTGAACGAGCGGTGGAGACCAAAAACTATATTAATAGCATTGTAGGGAAAACTGCTTGGTATAACTCAGTCGGCTGCGCCACAAAGCCTATTTATGCTAATAAAGAGCAGATGTCATATAGAGATGCGGTGTATACCACCGATAATAAATATGTACCTGTTAAGTTTCTTGAAGCTGATATTTATCAGGATACCTATCAAGACTATATAACCTTCAAACTCCAAATTGATAATAAAGAGGAAGGTTATATTAAAACCAGCAACCTCTCTAAAATAGAAATAAGTGATAAATCATGGGAATGCTTTAAAACCGAAAAACCGAAAGACACAACAACAGATAAGCCATTAAGCGAAACTACAAATGACATTTTGTTTGGGTGGAATGCCAGCTGCAGAAAAGATGCCTTTAATGGTAAAAAAATATGCTCTATCAGTAGAGATAGGCTAATGGTTCTTTATATTGATGGTAGGTATGCTGTAAGTGTTGGTAGGAACCATTACCCTGGAACAGAAAGCGCAATCAAAGTTGATGATAATGTCCACTACTTGGGTAAAGAGGGGATAATCAACCCTATGTACGCCAATCTAATAGTTAAACAAATGAAAGAGGGTAAAAAGGCGGTTATTCGATATCGAGAGTGGCCTTACGATTACAACAGGGACTCCGAGGTGGATCTAACCGGCTTCACAAAAAAACTGGATGAAATGCTCGACTGGTACAAAAAACTCTAGCTAAAGCACACACCCGCTCCGGCGGGTTTTTTAATACCCAACCCATAGCTCGCATTCTGCGGGCTTTTTTATTGCCCGCAGGAAAGTGAAATGGCTCAGGAATCTGTATTAAGAATCGTAATCGACTCAAGAAATGCTGAACGTAATGCGCGTGCGGTTGCTGGGGAGCTGGAAAACCTAACCAAAAAAGGTGATCAAGCTGAAACCCAAATGACTGCAATGAGTGCTTCGATTAAAAGCCTTGTGGGTTATATGGGTGGGATTCTAACCATTAATAAAGCCATTGCTATGGCTGATGGTTATACGCAAATGGCTGCACGTATTCGCAACGCAACTGTGAGCGCTGAAGAATATGCAATGGTGCAGGATCGCGTACTTGCTACAGCAAATACCACCTATCGCAATTTAAGTGAGGCTCAGGAGGTCTACTTGAGTATGGCTGGCGGCATGAAGTCGCTTGGCTATCAAACCACCCAGACGCTAGATTTGGTTGACTCGCTATCATTTAGCTTCACCCATAATGCAACACGTGTAGATCAGGCTCAGTCAGCAATGGATGCGCTAAGCAAGTCTATGGCAAAGGGCAAGATTGACGCAGATGCATGGATTTCGATTGTTACTGGCGCAGATAACGTTATTGCTGACATGGCAAAAACCACTGGGAAATCAGAAGCTGAGGTTCGCAAATTAGGTGCTGAAGGTAAAGCATCTTTAAGCGACTTGATTAAGACGCTGATTGCCACCCGTGATGAAAATGAAAAACTTGCCAATAATATGGAAAACAGTCTGGCAGATGGCTTTACGAAGTTGTCTAATGAAGTGACTGTTTATCTTGGAAAGGCCAACGAAGCAACCAGTGCTACAGGTATACTGGCAGGAGGTTTAAGTAGTTTAGCAGATAACCTAGACTTGGTTGCAAATACTGGTGCAGCACTGGGTTTGGGATATGTGACTACCGCATTGCTAACGAAAGGCGCTGCTGTTAAGCAAAGCCTGGTAGATTCAGCGGCTCGTCGTGTGGCTGATCAGGCTGAAATTCAGTCGCAAATTCAACTGGCTGGTGTTGAGGCTCAGCGTACACGCCAGATTATGGCTTTAGCAGCTCAAGAGGTTCATTTGGCACGCCTAGAGCTCAACTCAGCTACTACCCGTCAGGCACGCGCAGCAGCAACCATGCGCTTAACGCAAGCTGAAATCGCCCTTAACATTGCCACCAAAAACACTACGGTTGCAACTGCTGCGTATAGTGCCGCTCAAGCAACAGCCGCAACAACATCACTAACACTAGCTGGAGCTGCGAGAACAGCTTTAGCCTTTATGACCGGGCCGGTGGGGCTTGGTATTACTGTGGCAACAGTTGCGGCTGGATATATGTATATGTCCAGTAAGGGTGAAGATGCCAATAAGATGCTTAACACACAAAGTCGATATGCAGGGATGGCGGCAGATGAGTTAGCTCGACTCGGTGGTGCACAGCGAAAAGCAGCAGAGGCTGATTTATCAAAAGAGCTAGGCATTCTTAATGACAAGTTGAAAGCATCCGAAAACCAGTTCGAGGCACTTGTAGAAAAAGTCCTGGATAGCAATAAAACCAATATCGAAGCGAAAAGAATTTGGTCTGAGCTACGTGCAGGCGCAATAGGAGTTGATGAGGCATATGCTCGGCTAAATAATACAGATTTTGTAACAACCGATCAGATCAACCAATTAACTGATGGTAAGAAGAAGGTTGATGACAACAAGGCTGCAATTAAAAGCGCAAATGAGCAGCTAGAAAAGGTTCAAGCATCAGGGGCCAAAGCAAAGCAGGGCTTTAAGGATGCGGCTGATGGCGCAAAAAATTCAGCAGAACAGGTGGCCCTGCTTAACAAGGAGTTGGCTGACTACAATAAAGGATTGCAGGATCGAGAGTTTGATGCTGTTTTTACCAAAACCTTGCTTGCTGGCAATAAGTTCACCGAAGGAGAGATTAAAGCACTACTAGAAGCTGCGAATGCCGCGCGAGAAAAAGGCCTGGTAGCAACAGAAGCAATGTATAGAGAATCTCTTCGTATATACGAACTTGAAAAGGGCAATAAAGACACGATTGACTCCCGCAATGCTGCGGAGCGTGAGCGTACCAAGGAGCTTGAAAAGCAGCAGAAAGTTTTAACTGCAAGCTCAAAAGTTCAAGCTAATGCGGCTAAATACAACTTTTCCAGCCTTGAGTCTAAGTACGGACTGCCAAGTGGCACCTTATCCGCCATTCATGCGATTGAAACGGGGAATACTGGTAAAACCAATCAAGTGAATAAGCAAACTGGTGCTACTGGTGGCTTTCAGTTTCTGGAAGGCACAGCAAAGCAATATGGCGTCAAAGACCGCACGGATTTGGCTCAATCTGCCGAAGGTGCTGCAAAGTACATGTCATACCTTTTAAAGCTATTTAAGGGGGATTTAGAGAAGGCTGTACGTGCTTATCATGCGGGCGAGGGTAATGTCCAGAAGGGTAAGAATATTGGCAAGTACAACAACGACTACTGGAGCAAATTCAAAGGCTATACGGCTGGAGTAAACGGCTTTTCAGTTGGTGATGTAGGTTCTAAAGAATGGGAAAAATTGCTTGAGGAAGCGGCCAAGATGGCTGAGCAACAAGCAGAACTTCGAAAAAATTTAGAACTCAATGTTGCTGATGAAGTAACTCGTATTCGCTCTAAGTTAGCAGATGATTTACAGGAGATAGACAAAGCTGGATATTCGCCTGAACGTGCTAAAGAACTCAAAGCTGAATACCAAACCCGAGCTGACAATGATATTGCAATCGCCGAATATGCTCTTAAAACCAAGCTGGATGATTACAGTGCATTCAAAAAGACTGAATCTCAATTATTGGAAGATAGTTTTAATGAGCGAAAATTCTATGCTTCTCGTGATTTAGAGCTAACTAAGGATCAGCGTGATAAAGCGGTTGCCTTGCTTGATGAGCAGTTGAAGCAGGAGCAGGCGTTGTTGATGCTGGCTTATGAAACCCGCCTCCTTCAAATGCGTGAAGCTCTTATGTCCGAAACCGCAGCCATGCAGGAACGGTATCGCTTAGAACGTGAGCAGATTCTTCTAAACTCTAAGTTAAGCCAAGAACAAAAACAGCGTGAAATTGCTTTAAGCAAGGCTTTGCAAGAGGAGGAAAATCGCAGACGGTTGAATAATGCAGTTCAGCAATGGGGTGGCATCCAAGCTGAAATGAATGGAACTGGCGACCAATATCGTTTAGAGCAGGAGCGATTTAGTCGATATGACGCTTCTCAGGATGTGTTTGATGCACAAATGAGTCAGGTAGATCAGGCTGCCCAAGATCCTAATGCCAATATGCAGGAAATTGCAGCGCAACGTGAAGCGATCTGGCAAGAGCATCATGATCGGATGCAGGCTATTGAGTCGGATTACTACACCAACTCACAAGCCTTACAGCTTGCTGGCATGGGGCAGATTGCAAGTGGGTTGACGTCTATTGTGGGAGATATGGCGGGGGAGCAATCATCCGCATATAAGGCCATGTTTGCTATCGAGAAAGGCTTTGCGATTGCTCAGTCAGCTCTTGCTATTCAAACGGGTATATCTAAGGCGTTGGCGTTAGGGTTTCCACAAAACATTCCTGTCATTGCTCAAACCGTGATGGAGGGCGCAAAAATTGCCAGTACAATTAAATCCATTACCAACACAGGTTTTTCTGGTGGTGGCTACACAGGTCACGGTGGTAAATACGAGCCAGCAGGTGTCGTGCATAAAGGCGAAGGTGTTCTAACCCAAGAAGAAGTGAGAGCTCTAGGTGGCCCACAAGGCTTTGAGGATTTGCGAAAGTCGATTCGTCGAGGTTATGCGACGGGTGGACTGGTTGCAGATACTCACCGTGTTGGCATGGGTGCTGTGAATGCGATTAATTCGGGTGGGGGTAATAGCTCTAGCTCGGGTATTGGAAATCAAAGCACTTCAAGTCAACCCACGATCAATGTGTACACACTACCCGGTGAGACTGCTGATGTCACTCAGAATAGCGATGGCTCGCTTGATGTGAAAATCCGAAAAATCATTGATGAGCATGTGCCGAGTGCAATGAGCAATCCAAGTTCTCGTATCAGTAAATCAATGACTCAGAACTATGCAATCAAACGCCAAAGATAAGGAGCATGTATGTATAAACTTGGAATATGCGTGCAGCAATCTGGCTATTCTGCAAAGCTGGGTGACGATACGGATATGATCAATCTGGGAGGTGGTCTGGGTCGTACCTATATCACCACAAGGCGTAATGCCCATAATGTGAATGTAAATTGGGTTTTAACAGAGCTACAGTTTCAATCACTTATGTCCTTCTGGCGGTTGTATCAAAACTCACCCGATCCATTTCTAATTGACCTCATCATTGATAGTCCAGAGCTTGAAGAATTTCAGGCTCTTTTTATACCTAACACTTTTAATCTTGATGAAAAGAATGGGCTGACATTCAAGGTGTCGGCTCAACTTCAGGTCAAGAAATTAAAACGTGATCTGGATGAGGATGAAATCATTGTGATCGGTGGCGATCTGGGATGGGTAAAGAAGCTTGATGAATTGGTAAATGTGGCATTGCCTAACGCTTTAGGGGTATCAAATGGCTGATTCCGACTATGCTCAGTTTTTTCTTAACTCAAAACGGTCAATTTATCGAATCGAGTGTGTAGAACTGATGCATCCATCTTTCTCAAAAATCTATCGAATAACGCCCAGTGATGATGACGGTGTCACCGTAAAACATAACGCATCTTCGGATGCGTTTTTTTATGAGTATTTGCACGCAAGTATTGAACGATCAGGCGTAATGGGTGATTTAGATCAATCTATTACTGTGACGATTGCAGGCCTAGGTGATGTATTGCCAGATGAGTTTGATCGGATAGCCAACGGTGAATTTACCAAAGAAAAACCAATCATTAACTATCGACTGTACTCAAGTGACAACCTAAATAAACCAGAGTTTGAGCTACTCGGATTGCAGTTAAATGGCGTCGCAGAGAAAGACAATCAAGCAGTGTTTAAAGGGGAAGCGCCTAAGCTGAACACCGCTAAAACGGGTGAGATATACAGCCTTGATGAAAATGATTGTCCTGATCTAAGGGGAGCGCTATGAGCCACAATCATCTGTTGGACCGCATCTACCACAAAGATAATTACAACTGCGTTCACTTTGTGAATGAAGCTGCAATGGATCTATACGGTATTGATCGATCTGAAGCACTGGAGCCTTTCATGCGTGCAATTAGCAATCGAGAGTTTCTACCTTCCAAAATGCGAATGCTTGATTTCTTACCAATGCCAAAAGAAGGCTGTGTTGTAGCGTTCCATCCCATAGATCGAAACAATGGCCCGCATGTTGGTTTATATCGGATGGGCAAGGTTCTTCACATTATTGATTCAGGCGTGCACTGGATGCCAATTGAAGTGATTAAACGCATGGGATTTAATCGAGTAAGTTATTATGATTAAAGTGATTTATAAAAGTGATGCACTTTCTCGCGAATCAAAAATTTATCAGGCCAAAACGATTGGCGAATGGCTAACACAGCATTATGAAAAAATGCCTGAGCATTTAAGTATCTTTCATACATTCTCTAATGCGGATTATGCAGAAATCTCGTTTGCGAATGAGGTAACACCTCATACATCCGTTGATTTAAAGTGTCTTGATCTCATGCTTGGTACATTCATCGTAATCGAGAATCCAAAGGCTCCTGCTATCTGGATTCCGCTTGTGATTTCACTGGTGATTGGCGTTGCAACCTACTTCTTAATGCCGACACCCAGCGTAGCTGCTACGAATGCCAATAATCAGAATGCAGCCTCACCGAATAATGAATTATCGAGCCGACAGAATCAGACACGAATCAATCAACGCAAACCGGATATTTTTGGGGAAGCATGGTCAACGCCTGATTTGCTTGCAGTGCCTTACACAGTCTATGAAAACAATGTGGAAGTGGAATATCTAACAGCTTTCATCACACGTGGATACTGCGAGATCAAAGAAGCCTATGACGGAGATACTCGAATTCGTGATATTGCTGGTGCAACAGTTCAGGTCTATCGACCAGGTGTGAATATTGTTTCTGGTAATCCGTACTACCGTGTTGGATCTAGAATCACTGCCGAACCATTGGGCGTTCAAAAGCAAACATCTGTAAATGGGCAAGTGCTTCGACCATCGAATATTGAAACAATCACAGGTGATAGCAACATCGGGTTCTCATCACCGAATGAGATTGTATTGGCGCCTAACACTCAGCTTGATTTTACCGACTCATTCAGTAGCAATGACACGATTGAAATCACCAATGCGTCTTTTAATATTGAAACAGTTGAAAATGGGGCGACTGTAACCACACCATATAATCTGGCAGGTACATATCCCGTACTCTCAGTTTCTAATGATCGAATCACGCTCTCTAATCCATCAGCGATCAATCCGGCTTGGGATCAGCTCGATAATTTAGAAAATGGTACATCACCCTATATTTCACCAACAATTAAGTCGGTGAGCGAAAAGTGGATTGGCCCATTTATTCTAGATAATCTTGATCGAAACATGATCGTCAGTAATTTTGTGGCCACTAACGGACTGTATTTGACCAATGGTAATTTTCAGTCACCGGTTAACGTAACGGTCGAAGTTGAAGTTACTCCGGTGGATGAAAACGATCAGGATATTGGATATCCGATTCTTAAGTCAGTTGTTCTAAAAGGGTCGGCAACTGCCCGTGAAACTGTGGGTATGACGCTATCAATTTCAACATTCCAAGGGCGCTGTAAAGTTCGTGCTCGTCGCGTCAATCAGACTGATAAGGACTTTCAGGGCACCGTCGTTGACGATGTGAAATGGTCAGCACTGTATGGTGCACACCCGCTAAAACGGTCAGTCTATGAAAATGGTACGGTTGTTCGCGCAAGAACATATGCAACTGCGGGTGCTTTATCCGTCAAAGAGCGAAAGCTTAATTTGTTGGTTCAGCGAGAATTGCCGACTTATGAAAATGGTGCAATGACTACGGCCCGACAAGCGACATCTAGTTTTGCTGATGCGTTAGTTTCATTGGCCACAGATCCAAAAATTGGACGCATGTCTTTGGATAATCTGGATTTAGATAATATCTACGAGACTTATCATGACATAGTTGATTATTTCGGAACCCCACTGGCTGCCGAGTTCTGTACTACGCTTGATGATTCAAATGTGTCATTTGAAGAAATTGCCAAGATGATTGAAGATAGTTGTTTCATAACGATCTATCGTCAAGGCACTAAGCTTCGCGTCTTTTTTGAGAAGCCAAGTGATAATTCATCCTTGTTATTCAACTTCAGGAATATTATTCCAAAGACATTTGAGCCGTCGCGCAACTTCGGCATTACAGATGATTTTGACGGTATTGTTTATGAGTGGACCGATCCATCCGACAACGGCCGTATCAATATCTACTTGCCAAATCAAAATGTAATCAATCCGAAAGAAATCAAATCTGTCGGTGTCCGAAACAAGTGGCAGGCACATTTCAATGCTCATCGGCTGTATAACAAGCTTGTCTATCAGACAGAAACCTTAAAGTTTGAAGCTGCTCCTGAGTCTGAATTACTCATTCTTAAAGAACCAGTTTCATGTGCTAAGGATATGCTGAAAGCGAAATATCAGAGTGGTGAAGTTGAGCATCAAGATGGTTTGATTCTCGAATTATCACACCCTGTGGAGGTGCAACCAAATATCAACTATGTGATCCACCTACAGACGGTTGATGGCTTCGTAGACATGATCATGCTGGATGGCGTTGAAGATGGTTACTTTGTGAAATTGAGTCGCTTGCCGATTTCTCCAATCTCTACAGATCCAAGTAACCAAGTTAAAGCGACATATACCATCATTGAGCAAAACAATGCAGGATCATTGTCTTACTTAGTTGCTGAAAGAACGCCTGCTGGCAAAAATACCAATAACGTAACGTTGGTAAATTACTCTGCACGCTACTATCAAAATGATGGTGACTTTAAAGCAGAACCGCCAATCGACGAGACGCCAATCTACATTCGCTATGATGTGCTTGATGTGAATCTCGCAAATCTATACCGGATGCAGCGCGGTGAATTGCCGACTACAGGTGATGTATATTTTGAAGTAAGCGCAGGTGTCTTTGTTTCAAGTTCAAGTGCATATCGGCCAGAGCTTGAAAATGTATATCGATATAAACCACCGTATGCACCAGGAGGTGGAGATACCACAGCTTACTTTAGAACATTCCCGGCAAGAAATGAGATACCCGCCATTACTGTTGGTGAGTGGCCACAAAATGTGAATATTTACCTCACAATCAAAGGCGATGTTGTGGGCCGAGGTGGTGATGGTGGCTTGGCTCAGCATAGTATTGGCGCTGACACAACAGATCAATCAATTCTCCCGATGGTTAAGCAGCAAAGAAACGGATATCGAGGCGCACCCGCTATTTCAAATGATCACCCAAATTTTAATTTAATTGTTGATGGCGGTACTGTTGCGCGTGGTGGATCTGGTGGTGGGGCTTCTCCGGCAGGCTATTCAACTGCTTTAAATTACGCTATCAATGGTTGCTGTGGTGGAGGTGGTGCACCATTTGGTCAAGCTTTATCTGGTGTTTATCCCGAGCTTGAATATGATTCAGATAAAGTTTACTGGAAAGATATGCGCGTGCCGAATACAGCAGTCGCAGGGAAAACATTTGGGGGAACTGGCTATTCAAAAGGCTTCGATGGTAGTTATGGCTATTCATCTGGTATATCTGGAAACGGTGGGGCGTGGGCCCAACAGGGCACTAGCTCTAATAATTCGACTGTGTCAGGCGCTTTTAGAAGTTATGGTGCACCAGAAGGTCTACCCGGAGAATTAGCAGATGCAATTACTGGTCTAGCGCCTTTATCTATCCAGATCATTAACGGTGGTCAGGTTCTATAAACAAATTAAACTAATCCAAAGCACTCGAAAGAGTGCTTTTTTATTGCTTGGAGAAAAAAGCAATGGCTGATGAACTAATTACAAGGCAAGAGCTTATTGATGCAAAAGTAGATGCAAAAGATCTTGGCGACGCGGTGAACAACAATAGCTCTGGTATTGTTACGCCACGGTATGGCGCACCTTACTCTACTGCACCTGCTGCTATTCAAAAAATTGAAAGTGATGGTGCAGCAGCGGTTGCAAAACTCGAAAACACAGGCGGCTTTATTTCTGCCCCGACACTCACTGCATTACAAGCAATCACGCCTGAATATGATTATCAGCTTGCGCGAGTTGATGCTACAGGAGACGAATATCGCTGGAATCCTGCATTGACGACTACTGTGAAGTGGGAAGCGACTGGGCGTAATTTTTTGAGTGAGTCTAAAGCTTACACAGATCAGTTATTTAAAAAATACTTTAATGTCGTTACAACTGATCCCGAGTTTTTATTAGTGATTACTGATAATGCTGGCAATCGATTACTTGCGATTGATCGCTCGGGCTATACGCATTTAAATTTAACACAAGAATATACTGATACTGTTAAACCATCCGACACCACTTATCAGAGTTTAGTTTCTCTCTTGAGCTTGCTGGGTAACGTTACTACAGATCCTGAAAATTTGTTTGTCGTATCCGATGCTTCTAAAAATACGCTACTTAAAATCGGCCGCGACGGGATGATCAGTGGTAATTTTAATATCGGCTATAGTGACTTATTAAATACACCGCAAGCACCTTTACAGCTCGGCTTAGAAGATTCGAGCGGCGTTTCAAACCCGTACCTGTTTAAAATATCTGATTATTCAGGGAATATTTTATTTGCGATTTTTAAAGATGGCACTGTTGATATCCCGTATCTATCAAGCTCAAATCTTCAAGTAGACACTATCAATTCAGTGTTAAGTATTTTAGAACAAAATACTACAGCTAAATTGACAACAAAGACTAAAGTAAATGTCACGCATCAAGGATATATGCGTCTCAAAGTTGAGGCATTGAATTTTCCAACAGATACAACTGGGAATATAGGAACCAAAGGAACCGTATTATTTTGCAACCCCACTGAGACTGAGCAGTATCTCAAATGCAACGTGGAGATGTTCGTGCAAGGAGCAAGCTCTGCAAATGACTTCAAAAAAGGTTATACGTTCGATCTATATAATTCCAGTGGTGATGAGTTAGGCGTTAAGTTTGGGGACATGATTTCTTCAAGTAGTTTTCATCTGAAAGCATTCTATCGAGATCCGACACATACGCGAGATCAGGCGGGATACCGCTTCTGGAAAAGCTTAGCTGAAACATTGGACTATCCGTACTGCAAAATAAACAATTCTATTTATGCGCAATCAACAACTCGTAGCGATAAAGCAGAATTTACTTTTGATGCGAAATATTATCCGCATGGCTTTCCCGTTGAAATTTATTTGAATGATACTTTTCACGGTCTATATACACTTCGTTTGAAAAAAACGCGTGAAAACTATGCATTAAATAATGCTGATTTAAATCACATTTTTTTAGACAACGCTGAATATAGAGCCAGATTAAATGCTTCATTTAATTATGCGCAATGGGAAATCAAATCTCCGAAGATGAAAGGCTACAATGATCAAGGCCCTATTCCATCTACGTTCCCGACAGTTCAATCGGCGATCGATAGTCTGTTTAATTTCACCAAAGCTTTGTCAGCAAATTATGCCAATCACGCAACTGTTTTAAATCTGCCCCATTGGGTGCTTTTCTACATCCTCGCCGAACTCACAGGGCACTGGGATATCGATGGCAATAACTACAATCTATTTACTTGGGACGGTGTGCATTGGTCAATCTTACCGTATGACATGGACCTGACACTGAACTGGTATAGGAATTCTGGTGCCACGCAAAATGGATTTCTGATTAATGTAGATATTTGGCAGACGTTTAGAACAGTTTACTCGAATGAAATCAAAGCGATGTGGACCAAATTCAGAAACGAGAAAAGTTTAACCATAGAAAAAGTGGTTAATACCTATAGAGATGTTGCAAATGATATTCCACGGGAGGTCTATGTCGCTGATAAAGCGAAATGGGGCCTAGCTACAGATTTTACTGGTAACGATTACCCAAATATCGAGCAGATTTATCGTTACATCGCAGCGCGTATAGCTTATTTAGATTCACAATGGTTAGTATAGGAGCAACTTAAATGGGTCAAACATTCAATATAACGACGCCCGACAGTGTCGACACAACCAAACGAGTATTCCCACAAACTGGTGTCTCTAACTTGAAAGTCATCAAGAATGGTGAATATAAAAAAGTAGGGCTTTGGATCAATGGAACCACAGTCATCGCGAGTCGTCCGCTTAAAATCGTAGGCGGTAAGTTCACGGGACTTTTAAGTACTGGTGTGGTTCAGAACGTTGTACCTGCTGTGATTCCAGTGATCGATTCAACAACAGTGACGTTACCGAATTCGACATGGAATTATCTCGAAGTCACGGTTGATAATAATAAGCCATTCGCATTTATAACGATGGAATACTTTGTAGGAGACATATGTGTTGCAGGCGGCACGGAAGATACAGAGGCGTTAATTGACTATTTAAGTCGCCCTTACTTTGTTGGAAGTCTAAACGGAATGTTCTCAAACAATCGTAAAATCAGATACGATTTAACAAAATGGAACGTTAATCCCGTAACAAATATGCAATCCACATTCTTCAATAACATCAAGTTTAATCAAGAAATTGGTAATTGGGATGTGTCGAATACAAACGCGTTCAGACAGACCTTTTCTGGAGCGACTTCATTTAACAAACCGTTGGCGAACTGGAACGTTTCAAGCGCTACCAGTTTCTATGGCTTGTTTGCAGGTGCTACATCGTTCAATCAGGACATTAACTCTTGGAACGTCGGAACAGCCACGGATTTCGCAGCAATGTTCCAAAATGCGATATCGTTCAATAAACCATTGTCTAACTGGAACATGTCTAAGGCCTTTGTGACAACAAGTATGTTTCTTGGCGCAACTAATTTCAATCAAGATATTGGGCCTTGGAATGTTTCGAATGTTTCGAATATGTCAAAAATGTTCGAAAGTGCGTCGACATTCAATCAAGACTTAAACAATTGGAACGTCGGTAATGTGAATGATTTCTCAAGCATGTTTAGATATGCAAAATCATTCAATAAACCCGTTTCAAACTGGAATATGTCTAAAGCGGTGTCAATCAACGGGATTTTCTTTGGGGCATTGCCGTTTGATCAAGATGTAAATACTTGGAATCTTTCAAGTTGTACATCGTTCGGCTCTGTGTTCAGAGAGACTTCATTCAATAGACCATTGTCTAATTGGGATGTCTCGAAAGGAACAGAATTCGGTGGAATGTTCTGGTTGAACTCTAAGTTTAATCAACCACTGTCAATGTGGAATATGTCATCTGCCGTAAATATGATTTCTATGTTCCAACAAGCAACAGCATTCAATCAGGACATTAGCAACTGGAACATATCTAAAGTCCTAGACATGAGCAATATGTTCAATGGTGCGACTTCATATAATCAAGACTTATCTGCGTGGTGTACGAAGTTCAATATCAACGTAAATTTAACATCGTTTTTAGATAACAGCGGGATGTCAGCAGCGAACTACAGTGCATTTTTGAACGCATTGTGGGCCGATATCGGCACAACTCGCCAAGGCGCATGGATTGCTCGTACAACTGCAAAAATATTGGGTGCGGCAAATTTAAAATACAATTCAACAGCAGCAGCAGCTCGTGCTAGCCTGATTGCAAACGGTTGGACAATTACAGATGGAGGGCAAGCGGCATGAGCGATTACACAATAGAAAACGGTCAATATTTTAAAGTTACTGACAAAGACACTGATGATTTAATCGGTATTTTTGAAGTGTTAGACAGTAATGTACTATCGACAATTCATACTGTTGAAGTTGTGAGCGAAGAAGAATATTTAATCTATGTTGCTTCAAAAGAAGCTGAGCTTGATCAAATCGAGTAGGTAGAAATTTGTTTTAATCACAAGCCCCAATCGGGGCTTTTTTATTGCCAAAAATAAAGGAGGCTTTATGCCAGAACCTACAACATCAAGCAGCGCAGGCTTCGGCCTTGCAACAAATTTAACTGGCGGGAGTATTGCTGTCTTGGGGGGATTTACTACAACTGAGTGGATGGCCATTGTTGGTGGTCTTTGTGCTGTTATTGGCTTGCTGATTCAAGCATGGTCAACGATTCGTAAAGATCAACGTGATCAGCAGCTACATAACAAGAAAATGAAAAATAAAGGGTGCTGTGATGACGAATAAAACAAAGTATTTTGTCATTGGATCTATAGTAGCCGCCAGTTTAGGCGGTTTTTTTATATCTGATGTAAGTGAAGAGCAGGTAAGTGCTACGGCACAAAAGGAAGGTTTTACACCCAAACCTATTATCCCAGTGAAAGGCGATGTTCCGACCACTGGCCACGGCACAACAGTCTACTGTAACGGAAAAAAAGTAACATTGAAGGATCCGGCTATTTCAAAAGAAAAGGCACTTCAAGAACTGAAATGTCATATTTCTAAGAACGCACCAGCATTTAATGCAACTTTGAAAAATGTCAAAGTCTCTCAAGTCGAATACGATTTATATAACGACTTTGTATATCAATATGGCATTAGCGCCTGGAAAGGCTCATCCATGCTTCGTAATCTCAAAGCTGGGAATTACGTCGCTGCATGCAAGTCATTGCTTAAATGGAAATACGTTGCAAAGCGTGATTGCTCTATTCGTTTAAACAATTGCTATGGCGTCTGGACGCGGCAAGTTGATCGATACAATAAGTGTATAGGGGCCAATTCATGATGCAGTTATACATTATTTTAAAATACTGGCAAGCAATCATTATCGGACTGCTCGCTTTTTTATTGCTCATCACATTGATGCTTCTGAACGTCAAAACTGGAAAGCTAAAAGAAGCTGAAACGAAATGTCAGCAACGCATACAAGCAATCGAGCAAGCACAGTACAAAGCATTGAATGAAGCAAATGCAAAAGCCAATCAAGCGAGCGCAGACTATGAACAACTCAAATCAGAGCGACAAGCAAAAGCCGAAAGTATTACACGTACAGTGCAAAAGATCGTTGAGCGTCCTATTTATTTCAATAGCTGTTTTGATTCTGACGGCATGCACGAGCTCAACAGTCTTATTAAAGCCGGACATTCAAGCGAATCTAAAACAACCTTGTCCGGATCTCAATGAATTAGAGTCAGGGCAGGGTAAAGCTGTGTTGCTCTGGTCTGTTGATACTGTTGCGAAATACAATGAATGCAAGGCAAGGCATGTGGCGCTGGTGAAGGCCCTCGAATGAGGGCTATTTAATTTTATCAAAAATACCGAAAAATACATAAATACCATACACTAAGGCGCCAGATATAAAAGTTATAAATTGAATGCTTGCGTAAAGTCTTAGTTTCGGTACTCCTTTCTCTAAATCATCCAGTAATTTTGTTCTTTGTTCATTAATGTCTTTATCATTAATTGTTTGAAGAAGTATACTATTAATATGCATCATACTTATTCGTTTATCTAAGTATTTGTAACCAAAGATAAAACTAACAGCAAGTAATGTAACTGCATATAAAGCAAAATATATATGCATTGACCAAACTTCATTCTTGATTTGGGTCAGTATATATCCTATAGATGCAGTTGATGCTGTAATCAACATAAAAGCAACTTTTCCAGATAGCTCAACAACTTGCTTACTTATTTCTACGCCATTTTGATAGTTAGACATTTTAGATATTAAATAAAATTCAATAGATTAGATTATTACATTACAGATTAATTTCTAATAATCAACAAATCATCCCATTTAAAGGGATTCTTACTCAATTTATCTCGACTCATCGACCAGCCTCGATTTGGTAAAAAACATGGTCCAACACCGAGCTTTTTCTTTCCATATTTCTCATGCACACTTTCTAACGCATTCATCAGCTTTTCTTTTTTCGCAATCTCGTACATATCTGTGAGCAAATCATAAGTATGGCCAGCTTTAGGCTCCAGACACGTCAGGATCACGCCACACTTTTTGTATTTAATACCTTCTTTAAATATATGGCTAACCATCACTGTAGCAGCCTGCACTAAATCTAACGCGCTGTCAGTCGCTTCGGGAAATGTATAGCTCACAGATTTATTATAGAAGGGCACGTTAGGATCAAACGGATTTGATTGAACAAAAGCGAGTATGCAGCCACATAACAGCTTTTCAGATCTCAGTCTTGAGCACGCATCTTGTGCATACATGCTGATTGCTTCTTTCAAGTCATCTAGTTGAGTCACTTTGTTGCCGAATGATCTGGAAGCAACTATCTGCTTTTTAGACTCTGGGCTATGTTCGATCTCGATGCACGATGTGCCTTGCAGTTCTGAAACCGTCCGAGCCATCACAATAGAAAATAACTTTTTCATTTCCTGTGGATTGCTGCAAGTCAGATCATAAACAGTATTAATTCCCATGCTTTGTAATTTTTTAGTATGCTTTCGACCAACACCCCAGACTTCACTCACATCTATTATTGAAAAAAAGTAATCCCGATGCTTTGGCTCCATGCTCACTAGATTACAAACCCCGCTAAATCGTTTACCCTTTTTCGCCATGTGATTCGCAAGTTTTGCTTGTGTCTTGCTGCGCCCAATACCGACACAGACGGGTAATCCAATCCACTTCTGAATACGGTTTCTCATCTCATGAGCATAATCGGTCAAGTCATAGTTTTGCTCATACGCTGTCAGATCTAGAAAGCATTCATCAATTGAATAGATTTCTTGCTCACACTCGGTGACAAAATCGAGCAGTATCTTGTGAAATCGTCTAGACATTTCTGCGTATAGTGCATAGTTGCTCGATAAGACTTGAACATTATTTTGCTGCACGATGTCTTTGATCTTAAATAGCGGTATACCCATCTTGATGCCGAGGTCTTTGGCTTCTTGGCTACGTGCGACTGCACATCCGTCGTTGTTGCTCAATACAATGACGGGTTTGTTATTTAAGCTCGGGTTAAACACACGTTCGCAACTGACATAACAGTTATTTACGTCAACAAGTGCGAACACTTTTGAATCGTGCTTCATGACTTTCTACGCGCATTCTTTAAAATGAATGTGACAACACCCCAGATAATGAGTTCTTGACCTTCATTAAAGTAAATATTCTTATAGTCTGGATTTTCTGCTTTTAACCAACGCCCACTTTCATCAATCATCAATCGCTTCACAGTGAAGTCGTTTTCAATCAAAGCTACAACGATGTCTTGATGTTTTGCATCTAAGCTTCGATCTACGATTAGCTCGTCATCAATATCAATACCTGCATTGAGCATTGAAAGAGATCCAACTTTTACAATGAACGTAGCACACTCGTTTTTGATCAAGTGTTCATTCATATCCAGTCGCTTGTCGATGTAGTCTTGAGCTGGAGAGGGAAAGCCAGCGGAGATCTTTTCAATCGCGTAAGGTATTGATAAAAATGTTGATGGTGTCACGACAGTGACGGATAGTACATCATTGATGATGTCTGGCCTGAGATTAGTTTTAATCTCTAAAAACGGTTGCAAATTGCTCATGATTTACTCCTTGATTACGTTACATAATCAAGATGATAAATGAGAGCCGAAATGAATTTAAAATCGATAATTCTGATATGAAGCTATCGGGGCATATGTCGCGCTGTAAACTCATTGATATTCATATCAAAAAAGAAATTTTGCGCTTCGTCGTTTTTACAGTTCAACCAATCTTCACGGTACTCATCTGGGATGACGATAATTGATCTCTTTTCATCCTCAGGCTTATGAAATTGTTTCATGAATGGATGATTATCAGCATTAATCGTAAGCATCGACATCGATCGCACTTGCTGGCCATTAATCAGAGCATTTTCATAGATAGCAGCAATGGTAAAAGGTTGATGATCTTTGCGGTAAATTCCCCAACGCTCAGCCTTGCCATCATCTGTATAACGTGGTTCAAAAATAGTCTGTACTGGAATTAATGCAAACTGACTTTTCGCCCACGCATTTCTAAATGATGGTTTCTCATGAACGGTCTCTGTCCGAGCGTTGTATGTGTTGCGGCAAATTTTTAAATCTTTAGCCCATTTCGGCACCAGACCAAATTTAACTTCACGCCATTCAATGGCATCGCCCGTACTAAAAATAAGAGGGCAGTCATAACCCGGATAAATATCCGCTTTGTAATCGAAAGTTGGCTCAAACAATCCAAGCTGTATGGCTTGAGAGCGTTTTATTGGTTCGTAATTGGCACACATTCTCAAATCTATTTTTTAAAAAATCCTAATAATTCTAGATCAATATTTGCTAGATAAATATTTAATCTTCCCAGCTATCAACCATATCAGCCCAGTCTTGCATCATTTTACGACGATCATTGAGCCATTTCGCATGATCGTAAGTCGCCTTCACTTTATCTCCCTTCACATGCGCAAGCTGCAACTCAATCCAATTAGAATTATAGTTTGCCTCATTTAAATCCGTAGATGCGGTAGCCCGAAAGTCATGCATCGTGATATGTGATAACCCCATGTTTCGAAATGCCTGATTAAGTGTCGTGGGGCCAATCATCGTGTCGCTATTAACGCCCGGAAAAATATAGGGGCTATCAGGATAGGCAGCAAATTGCGCCTTCAGAATATCTATTACTTGATCTGACAGTGGAACAATATGAATACGGTTCTTTTTCATATTGCGCTTGCCAGCAAGAATATCTGACTTAGAGGCAATTGGGATTGTCCAAGTGCGAGCCTCAAAGTCAATATACTCCTTCAACCCCCTGCGAACCTCCACTGTACGCAGCATTGTATAAATGAGTGCCTTAAGTGCATTCTTAGTACTGATTGATCCGGGATATTTATCAATGCTCGGCATGATCAACTTTCGATCTTTTGAGTTGATTGGCTGTGCGTTCTCTGTTTCTGGTGTATGAATATAGCCACGCAGCGCATAAGTAGGATCATTGACCAATCTGTCTGAAATAATGGCGTACTGCATAACCTCAGCAATAATCTGTCTAACCGAGATAGCCTTGTTCTCTCCAGTACCTTTGCCTGATTTCAATACGCGTTTAATCGCGTTATCCATAATGTTTTTAACATCGACAGAGCTCACATCTTTGATTGGCTTGTCTCCAATTGCTGGAAATATATCCACCTCATAAGCATGGGTGCGCACATATAACCAGTTTGCTGATTTTGTTTTTTTTCTATGATCACAAAATTCTTTAGCGATCGCTCGGAAAGTTTCAGCTTGTGATTGTATTGCTTCTAATTTTTCATTTTTCTGAAATGCTATTGGATCAATGTTTTTTGCAAGTTGTTCGCGATACTCGCTTGTTTTTGTTCGGGCATAAGACAAGCTTATTTCTGGATACTGCCCGATGGTCAGCATTTGAGGTTTATTTAAAAAACGATATCGGAACCGCCAGAACTTTTTCCCTGTCGGACGAACTTCAATACACAAACCAGAGTGATCAGCCACGCGGTATACTTTTTCTTTAGCTTTTAATTGCTTGATTTTTAAGTCGTTTAACATGATGTGAGTAACCACCATTATGGCTTGAATAGATTTACTCACGATATTACTCACAAATAAAAGTAATGTCAT